AACTTTCTGCCTGCATCAACAACAAATCCTAGTAGTTGGAAAAGAGTCGCACTTGGTTCTTTATAAGGTATCAACATTAGGGATTCGCGGATCGCGCCTCCCGGTGCATCTACATCCCTAAATTCTCCGGGTTGGAGGGGTTGATCGTCGTCTCTAACGCGCAGCCCTCTTGCTTTAAATCCTGCAGGGAGATTGGACAACGTACCTGCGTCAATAAGTTGACGTAGGGCTGACGTTGCAGTTCTTGATAACCCGCCGAGCATGTGGATAAGACCAAAGCCATAAAAACCAAGGCCGGGTAAAAACTTATAGTGAACAAAGTATTGTATCTTTTTACGAAGGGGATCTTCTTCTTTATAGTTTCGGTATATAGCCAAAACTTTTCCCGATCCTTCGTCAACAGTAACAACATAAGGTAGTTTTATACCTGTAGGTTCTCCTGTTTGCGAGTCTTTATCTTCGAATCCCGGTATGTCCAAATCGCAATGAAACTCTAGAAGTACTATGTCCTCAGCATTTTGTGTCGCGGTGATACCATCTAGTTCGTCGTACTTTTCACCTGCTTCATTTTTCTCTGATTGTGACATCATAACATCAATATCGCGGTACATTCCGCTTACTTGTTTTTTACGTAATTCGTTACCCATTGTCTTAACAACATGTGTAACGCGTTCACACGATTCCATGTCCGTTGAAACATATGGCATTACCATATCTTCTGCTGGAACAAATTTTGATACGGCTCTTCCTTTGACAGCATCGTAATAAACTTTTCTAAAGGCACTACCTGCTAGTGGTAAATGAAATAACATTTGATCAAGTTCTTGATCGTATTCTTCCATTTCATAACTAATCTGATAGTTCATGAATTCTTTTACACGTTGTGCTTGTTGTTCAATCTCTGGTGTTATCTCTCCTACTATTTGTGTACGGATAGGTCCTTCGGGCGGTAATAATTCTTTGTAAGCTTGCGCTTGAAATTGTGTAACTGTTTCTGCTAGTAACGGATGTGTTACTCCTGTCGCGCCAGCAAAAGGTTTCGATCTTACTTCGTATTTAAATCCAAGTAGATCTAGGCCCTCGGTATACGTTTTAAGCCAATCGGACCGCGCATCTTTGTCGTATTCGTAATCACTTGTTAATTCGTTTGCTAGGGCTGATAGTTCGTCGTCCGGAATAAGTTCTGCAAGGTTCGCGTTAAACGCTCCTTCCTCTGATATATCCTCTGCAGGGTTCACGATTGCTGATCCGTCTTCCATCATCAACGCATCGCCGTCCATCATAGGAGAAGTTATTTCTTGTTCCGAGCCTTGTTCTATTTCTAGATCAATGAGTTCTGGATTGTTTTTTTCTATAGCCATTAGTTATTCCCCATACGTTGGTTTGAGAGGGGCATAATCATATTATTTATATTAGCCATACCGCCTTCTGCGTAAGTTTGTTTTTCACCTTCTATTAATCCTAGTTCTTGTCCCATCTCTTCTAGTAAACTTGCTGGTATTAAATCTGCACCCATTGTTGAAGGTCCACCCATTATCATAGCGAAACCAATTTTTCTAACAAAATCCATTCCTTTTGCCGCAATCTTTGGAAAATTTTCCGCGATACCTTGTGTAATATATTTTAATTTTTCTTCTTGTTTTGCTATATCCCCAGCAATATCTTTTGCCGAACCAAAAACTTCATCTGCTTTGTTCTGCATGTTTGAAAAGAAGTTAACAACTTTTTGTCTAGCTGGTTGATTAGCTTTTGTATTGGACGCAAAACCTTCTGTTTTCATAGCTTCGTCAATTCCGGGATTTATTTTTATATATTTATCTTTTGGATCGACAATTTTATTTATAAGTTCTAATGATTTGTCTCCACCTGCGTTACCTATTGGTGGTAATCCTTTATTCATAATATATTCACTCGCAGGCATTCCTGTTTTATCTTGAAAGGCGTTTAAAGTATCATATAAATTTTTACCTTGATAAACAGAGGGTTTTACAAAACCACTAGAGGTTTTTATCATTGGAGGAGGCTTAATAACTTGTTTAGCCGATTGGTTGGCTATTCTTTTATTTGCTTGTAATACTTTATTTACCATATTTACTTTTCCATCGCGGTGGCGGCTTTCACCGCCATGCGACTAACCCAGTCAGAGGTGTGTGCGTTTGAGGCCGACTGGAAACTCATTATGTTTTTCTTGATATGCCCCAACCTTTGGTTGTTGCCATTGTATTTTTTTTCTTGTGAACTGGTCCACCTTTGTGGTAGCCTTTTACTTCTCCGCCTTTGTTTAAATTTTTTAATTTATCTGCAATGTCTATAACTCCAAAGTCAGCTATTTCTCCAGTTTTTCTTGTTGATAAAATAGCTTCTTGTAAATTTTTAGCTCTTTGTGAAAGCTTGCCTGTTTTTTTATTAGTTTCTTTATCAAGAAATTTTCTTCCTTTTGCCATAGATTCATCTAAATCTAAATAAATTCTTCTTCTTTTTCTTTTAGCGTCAGATGCTTCAGATGGTGAAAAATCTGATTTTTCTTTTTTTTTCTTTTTTACTTTATCATTCATTAGTAATACTCCCTTGGTTCCGTGATCCGTGGTTCGTCGTGGTAGTCATCGGGAAGTTGAACAAAGTTGCCTTGGCGGTATCGCATGAGAGCTTGCGTAGTTGAATCCACATAGTCATCATGATCGCCAAAAGGGAAAGCTGCACACTCCTCTATAACGTCCTGCGCCCATCGTTCATCCGGACACCATACTTGGCCCGATTCAAACATAGGAGCTACTGAGTTTACCCTTACATGTTTATCGTTTCCTCGACTTGGTGTAAAGTTCACAACAGGTATTCCTGCAGACCTTAACTCATCTGTCAACGGAAGTC